GTATAATTAGATGAGTCTAGAATAGAAGAAGTTGCATGATCCTCAATACCAGATAGAGACCTAGAAACGGTCATAATATCCGCTAAAAGTTCCCCAGCACCATCTACTAGCATATTTGGTTCTTTCATGAGGAGAGTATCACCTCTCCATACTTCTACTTCGCCTCTCATCAGTTATCAAACTCCACTTGTGTATAGTTGTTGTAAGTTGCGTCCTTTGTCTGAGCTATCCAATCAGGATGGATTCTGTAATTCAATCTACTTCCCCCACTAACTTCCATTATATTAGAAGTTATAGTAGCATCTCTTGATGCTAATGGAGTTGTATATATACCTGATTGATATCCTGCTAATCCATTATAGAACTTTAAAACATCTTGAAGTTGTTCTTTATCCAAGTAAATTTTTTCTTCTTGAACAAATCTTCTATTAGGAACTCCACTAGTTTCTAATCCAAAGCCAGTACCAATGGAAGCTCTCTCTCTCTGAGTAAGGTCTTGTAATCCTATTTCATTAATTAGTAAATACTTAGATTTATTAGAATTTGGTAATAAAAAGATTTCTACAATATAATTTGTATCATCTCTATGAACTTGCTCTACTATTTTATAATGTTCTTCTTCTACAGGTAATACTTTTAAATATTCATAATTATTAAATTTAGTATAGTTTCTTGTATCAAATTCAAAAATAGAATCTATGAAATAACTCTTCTTAATATTTTTTAAAGATAAATTATTAATGTTTTCATTACTCTGTATATTATTAATTAAGCATTTTTCTGGAGTTCGAGCACTAGGATGCTCATGTATTTGTGCAAGTTGTAAAACTAAATCAGTTGATAACTCTGATTCTTTATTAGGAATCCAAGTATTACCCACCCAGGACCAAAAATACCCATCAACAGGTTGAGTATGAATCCATACACCTATCTTTCCACCTCCTAAATAAGGAGAATTTTCTTCTCCTATTAAGGAGTTTACCGTTAATTTAAATTTATGATCTTTTATAAAATAATTTCTTCTACTTCCATAAGAAGATAAATCAAATCTAATCCTGGGCAAACCTACATTAGGTTTAGATTTGATTAAAGTATTTTCAATTATAAAGTTTTCTTCTTTAGGTATTCCTAATGATTTATCTAATTTAAATATCTGAAATTGATTTGTTTTTGCTCCCGATGCATCACAAAATTCGATACCACTAAGTATATGAGGATTTCTAAATTCAGCACTCCAAGCCGCCCCTTCTGAAAATGTTCCAACTAAGGGAACTACACAATCTCCATTACCACTAGCAATATAAGTTCCAGACGCTGGTAAATCGTTAGATCCGTCGCTATATTCTGCTACAGCACAAGTACTAAATACTCCCGAACCATCAGAATAACTAATTACATTTGTTCCAGAAAAGCTAGAATTTAAATAACTACCTAGTAATTCTGTAGAAGCGGCAGACCCTTCAATGGAGAAATCACAATTAAATAATCCTTTATCAAATACATGGGAAAATATATTTGCCCCAGTTTTGTTAGTAAATGTTAACCCTAAAGAATGTTTATCAAAATATGAGCAAAAATCTTTATAAAGTTCATGAAGTCCTCTTCCAAATTCAAAATTATTATACTCCTCATAAGAGTTTAAAATATATCCATCACTGATATATTGATTAGACAAACTCTTTATTATATTTTTCCAAATAATATCACCAGAGTAAGAACTTAGTTCTAAATTACTTAATTGTTTTTTTGCATACTCATCTGCCTTTCTGGTAAATAGTTGATGCATTGTATGATATATCTTAGGAAGCTGTCCTCTATCAACATACCTAGCATTAACTTCTGGATATTCTATATTCTTTGCATTAGCTCCTAATGCACTTAATCCTCTGTATGGAAAAGTAGTGCTAGTATCCACTCCTGAGAATGATTTATCTGAATTTAAATTTTCACAAATATGCCACACACCAGAAAGGTTTATTGGATCATCCACAGGATGGAATTTTCCAGCAGATGCTACATATCCTAGTGTTAATTCTCCTAAAGAACTTGGAAATGAATATTCTTGAGAAGATACATCAAAAGATACAGGACCATTAAACCCTGTCCTATCATAATATCCTTCTTTAGGTAGAGTATATCTATAATTTCTACGCCTAATACCTCTTCTTGGGACATTAGTAATTGCCGCAGTTCCAGACATTAAGGAGTCTTTTATATTATCTACAAAGTTTCTTTTAAATGTATTTAACCCCCCTCTACCATCGTCAGAACCTAATGACTCATCCCCACCTCCAGTAGCAAAAGACATACTGGCTCCACTAATCTCAAAATTTCCTAAAAGAGAAGCAGAAGTATATATTGGATTTTCTAAAGAATCATAATTTAAGTAAGATAAATAAGTTTCTTTTTGTATATCAAACTCTTCTGCTGAGGCATTTAAGTTTACTTTAGGAATAGCGTGCGCTGGGGTAAATTCTTTAATTATTCTAGAAGCTTCATATAAGGCATACTTTCCGTCACCTTCTAGTGTTGTTTTTGCAAAATCAAAATCCGTATTATCAAAATCAACAAAAAGGTGTGAAGATTTTCCATTCCATAAAGATAATAAGTTTTTTTGATAATTTGATGTATTTAAAAGAACTTTATCAAAGTTTGGAGGAATTTGTACGGAACTAAAAAACATTAAAAATTCATTTAGAGTTTCTATATTAGTTTCTGATGTAACAGCGGAACTAACAATATAATCTCCAACTTGATCAGCAAATTCAGGAGTTACCTGATAACATTTTAAAATTTCAACTAAGGTTTGTACTAGTTCTTTTGTTACTGTGCTATCTTTATAATATTTAATCTCCTCAAAAGGAGGCATTGGATAGTTAATTTTCTGCCTGTAAGAGAACGTAAATTCTAAATCTCCAGTAGCAGATAAATAAGTTGGAGTACCTACAGTAGGATAACTATCTCCAACGATATAAACTCCATAACCTAATGGACCGTAACTTAAAGATGCATTCCAAACTTCTAGCTGTCCCCTATCCTCAGCAATTCTTCTATAATATTCATACCCAGGCCCGTTATACTGAATAATTGAATAAGGTTTTTCTTCTGGATCTCCAATAATGGTATAATCCTTTACAATGTTACTACCTTCATCAAGTTCTAAAAGTTTAGGTGTAGGATATTTTTTATTATTGAAAATAAAGTTATTTGGATGCTTTTTATATAAATCTAATAAAATATCATCAATTACTAATTTTATATTCTCTTCTAAACTGCTTGTATTATAAGGAACATTAACAGTAATTGCTTTAGAATAATCCCATGTAGTTAAATTTTTAAATAACGGAGATTCAGTTCCTAAAGCATACCAAGCTAGAAATGGAATATAAGATTCCCAAAGCTCTTGAACTCTTCCTGATACATCAAAAATAGAATCTGTAATAAGGCTATTTATTGCAACTTGAATAGAATCTAAGGTTCCAGATTTTTTATATAAATCAACTGCTGTTCTAAGCTGGTGTCTCCACTTATCACTAGACCCCCCTCTAAGCTTCCATCCAATTAATTCAGCTATGTGTATGAGGTTTTCTGGTTTAGTGTTTTCAATATCATAGATTAAATCTATATTTTCAACCTTATCTGAAATATCAGCAAAACCAAAACCAAATAAATTATTAATTTTTCTATACGGTCCTTTTGAAACACGATCATCTAAAACTAAATTGGAATCTATATAATCATTAAAAGCATTTAATACTTTATAATCTTGAATATCTAAATATAAAGGAGAATAAATTACATCTAGTAATGTTTTTAATTTATCTAATTTTTGTGTTCCACTAGTGTATATCGGTAGGATTCCATCTATTTCCTCAGTAATAGCATCGGCAGCCCCAGAAACATACTCTGAGGGAATTAACCCTAGATCTGAAAATAATGAGCAAGTAGCATAGTTTTTCCAAATATACTCAGTAAGACCTTTTATACCATCAATAGTAACTAAGGTATTTCCTGAATGCAAAGTACACAGAGATTCTAAAACATAAGATGAAGGCGAATATTCTAATCCTCCATCAGCAGAAGTATTAAGGAAATAAAACCAACCTAAAGTATCAATTAATTTCTCATGAATACTACTAGCATCCATATTATTAGATAAAGCAGATAGTATATGATTATTTGATTGTATTGGTTCTGGGTTAGTGGGCGTAGGGGGAATTATTATAGGTAATAAAGTTTCAGAAAGATAATTACAAAACTCAGAACTAGTATCAAAATTAGTTAACGATTGTCCCAGAGGATTTAGAATATTTAATTCAAAAGATAATGGAGTTACTTTTGTTGATTCTGATTGTTTTATAAAATATTTAGAAATTCCAGAAATATTATCTAGATTAGAGTTTTGAGTAGAATTAGAAATTGATGAGAGTGGAATAATATTTACAATATTATCAGCTAGAACTATATGCCTATTAATAATTTCTGATAATGGGTTTAATTCTGTTCCACTAAAATTTAAATCTTTCTGTAGATATACGTCTGGAGTAAGTAATTCTACAAGTTCAACAAAATTACTTTTAGCATAGTTTCTTGATTTAGGATTATACTTATGGATTCCCATTACTGAAGATACTCTATATTTATAGTTAGATTATTCAGTTGAATAATCTCATTAAAATCAATATTAATATTTTGTTGAACATTGTCGATTGTTGAGAATCTAACCTCATCGACTTCAAAAATAGCTCTATTTAAATCTGCTATACTTAAACTTTCTCCGAAACTTCTATTATCTACATTAAAGAATCTTAAAATAGAATTTCTTGTTTTTGCCATAATTTCACTTTCTCTAGATTGTTCTTCTAGATCAACTTTAATAGAAACAACAAGATCTAAGGTTCTTAATAAACCATCTACAATTACTACCTCATCGGTAGCCATTTTCTTATTATTTATGGCTTCTAATAATTGTGTTTTAAATACAGGAGTAGCTTTCTTTAACTGAATATCAGAAGCTTTCTCTAATACATAAATATCTATAACATTCGCAGATGCATAAGCTTTTCTAGTAGCTGCGTTGGCCTTTCCTATGGTTCCAAAAGAACTAATAAATGTATTAGTAAATGAAGTATAATCTTCTAAAGTAACTAATCTATCTTGCCTTCTAAAAGTTAAAGGGGCGTATTGTTTTGCGTGCTGTATAGTTTCAGCATCAGACCCCCCTGAACCTATAGAAGTATTAGTTAAAACTGCTGATCGGTCTGAAGCACCTTCTGTTACATCTATTTGATAATTTATAAAATCTTTAGGTATATTACCTCTGGATCCTCCTCCAACCCTATACTCTACAAAATAACTTGCAGAGTCTTCTGGAGATATTCCTGCTACCCCATCTCCAAAAACAACTGATCCTTCATAATCATTAGTATAAACAACTTCAAAAATCTTATCCGAAAGTCCTGATGCAAAATATATGTTATCTACTTCTTTATATTCTCCATTAACAGAGGGTTGCTCTGACGTAATATAAACTCTAATGCTTCCATCAATAATTGGAGATTTCGATAATTTTATTACTTTCTGTCCTTCCGTTGCTGTAAATTCCCCAGATTCAGTAATTAGACTCCCTTCTTGAATTGCTAAATTTGTAAAAATATCTTTATTAATTCCTAACCCTTCTGAAGGAAGTAGAGTAATTTTTCCATCTGATCGTCTTAAATCTTCTATTAATCCATTAACAATTTTATATAAAGTAAAAGTTAAAATCTCTCCATCCTCTAAAGATCTTACTTCTATAACTCTATTTTCTGGCGAAATTGTAATATTACTAGTAACTGCTGACCCTTTTTGTAAATCAATCTTTGCATCAGCGGCAGAGGATAGTGGACCTCTCATGCGAACTCCAATAAGTTCTAATAATTTTTTTACACTTGCTCTTTGTTTAGCAGTAGATAAAAAGTTCTCATTCGCCAACATATCTGCTTTCATACTTAAAACAGATCCCATATATGCTACTAATTCTAATAGCATAATACCAAAATCAGATTCTACAAAGTAATCATAATCTTGAGGATATACTGCTTTGGCGTAATTAATTAAAGATTCCCTTAACCCAAGAAAATCTGAATTAGCAAAATTAATTAAATTTCGTCTTTTAGTTATTGGAATGTTCGCCAATTTCATAAAATCAGAGCTAATAGCATTATTAAAATTCATATAATATTTACCTCTACATCAAATATTTCTAAATCTGATTCATCTAATACAATATTAAGGATAATCTTTAATGAATTACTCAATACTCCTGAATCTTCATTTGGTAATACAGTTAGTTTTTGAATTTTAGCACCAACAATATACTTAGAAAATGAGGTAACTATATCATTCTTTATACTATTAAATGTATCCTCATCTAATGGTTGGAATAAATACCTTTTTAAATTACACCCAAAATCAGGTAGCATAACTCTCTCACCTTTAGAAGTTAAGAGTAACTGCTCTACGGCTCCTTTTATCAATCTAATATTTGTTGTTTTTTGTAAAAACCCGCCTTGTTTTGTGCTCTTATCTAAATTAAAATTAAATCCATAGTAGGTTTTTCTAGCACTCTTTACTTTTTCTGTCTGTAAAGAAGTACTAGATCTTCCATAGGTATTAATTGTATTTCCTGTATAAGATAATGGCATTAGATTAGTATTGTTTTAAAGAATCCTTGTTGTGCTTTATAATTTGTTAGAACCTCACTACTATTTAGTGGTTTGGAGTAAAATTTTAAACTTCCAACATGACCACGCAAACCACTTATAATACCTCCTCTATCGCCTCCCATGAAGTTTCCATACTGATACATCCCATCAGTATAACCTCCTCCTACTATCCAAGGAGTGAAGTAGGGGTTTAGCTTTGGTCCTGTTTTTATAGTGTTTGGTCCATCTACTGAACTTGAATTATATTCAAAACTATTATTCTTCTTAAAAGTTGGTAAATTAATAGGAGAATTAAATTCAGTTCCAAAAATATCAGAAATAGCTGAAGTGGTTATTAATGATCCATCAGCAAAGAAGCTAATTATATCTTTTTTAGGATCTACTGATATGTCTAATAAAACGAAGTTTGACGACACGTTTCCTATTTGTGTCGCTGACAAGTCCACTTTCATCTTTCTAAATGATAATTCAGCAGAACAATCATCTGTGCTAATGAAAGATGCGGAAGAGGAATCTCTTGAAATAGTGGGTGCTAAAAAGAAACTTAATGAAGATGTAGGTGAATTTAATTCATTATCATTAGAATATCCTGTATTTTCTTGAGTTATTCTTCTGTCCCTGGTAAAACCACATACTAATCCTCTAACTAATTTATCTCCTTTATCGTTAGGAAGATAATCTAAATCAGCAACTTCTCCTAAATGATTCAATGTTGTCTCAAAATTTTCAGAAATTCCAACATTTTCAGAACCTAAAAGAACTTTAGTTAGTGAGGAGGTAGTACCACTTAACCATCCTAACTCTCCATCCATAATATTAGGAACATGAACCCAACATTCCATAGTGAATCCATTTTGATTATATGTTAAATCTCTAAATTCTTGAGTATCGGGTAATCTAAAATAAGTTCCCATAGCCGAAGCTCCTGCTGGGAAGTGTTCTTTATTCTTAACAATTCCTTCAAAGTAAGGCACTCCTAAGCCTGAAGGAAATACAGCCTCTTTATTAGGAGAAACTAACTGCCCATCATTATACCTATTAGAAGTAGCACAATTTGTAGTGACGTAATCAGTAGAT